GGCGCCGCCGCGCTGACGCCCGCCCTCCCCGCGGGATGGGTGGAGCGCCGCGAGCCTCCGAAGCGGGAGCACTACTGCTCCTCGGCGTGCGAGACGACCACGCTCCTCGCGGTGCTCTCCGCCGCGTCGCCCGACCTCCGCCTCCCGCCGTCCGCGTTCGTCGCGTGCCACTGCGGGCGGCCCATCACCGAGCATGAGGGGTACCGCGCGTGCCCCGAGGCGACGCTATGACCACCTTCTTCGGCCGATCACACCGCCCACCCGCAACGACCCCGACCATCGTCCTCGCCCCAGCGTTCCTTGGCGGTCACGCCACCGCGCCGAACGTCGGCAAGGTCGTTCAGTGGTCGGCGCCCGCAAGCGGCTACGCTCTGACCTCGGCGCGCTGCGACAACTGCGGCGGTCCCAACGCCATCGACGCTTGCGCGTGCGAGTGGTGCCGCGTCGTCTTTGCGGCGACGCCGCCCGACTCCGTCGCCGACCGCATCGATCGGTTCGTGCGCATGGGCGGAACCATCTCGCACGCCGCCGCTCGCGAACTCCTCGACATCGCCCCGTGACCGCCCACTACGCCCACATCGACTTCGCGCCGACGCCCGCCGTCCGCGAGAGCGCCCGCCGCGCCCTCGCCGAAGGTGCCGCGTCGCTCTCGCCCGTGGCCGCCGCCCGTGTGCACGCCGTGGCCGCAGGGCGCCGCCTCGCCCCTGCGGTGGTTCGCCGCATGGCGACGGGCGCCGAGAGCGACGCGCTGACGGCGTGGGCGCTCCGTCTCGCGGCTGCGATGGACGGCGCCGACCGCGTCGCCGAAGCGTCGAAGCCTCCCGTGGGCGATGACCCCGGCCTCGCGGTGGTGCTCCCCATCGACGCCGAGACCGCCGAGTTCGCCTTCGGCGACGCCGCCGCCGAAGCGCACGTCACGCTCGCGTACCTCGGGCGGTGCAGCGCGCTCCCCTTCGGCGCCGTCGACCTCGCGCGCATGACCGTGGCGCAGTGGGCTTCGCAGACGCCTCCGCTCCCCGCGCTCTTCAGCGGCGTCGGTCGCTTCCACGGCGACGACGGCGAGGGGGACGCGGTCTACCTCAGCGTCGACGCTCCCGGCCTCTCCGCGGCCCGCGACACGCTCTGCCGCATGCTCCGCGCCGCGGGGCTCCCGGTCGCCGCAACGCACGGCTTCACCCCTCACGCGACCCTCGCGTACCTGCCCCGCGAGGCTGCGACGCCCGACGCGCCGTGCGACCTCCCGCTCGCGCTGCGGCTCGACTGCGCGGCGGTGTGGTGCGGCGCCGACCACGGCACGCCCGCGCCCCTCACCGGCAATGGAGACCCCGCGATGATGGCCGACACCGACGACGGCGTCACGATGCTCTGCCCCGAGGCGACGCCGATCGTCTTCACCGACGGCGCGCAGCCTGCGGTGGGGCACTCGACGTGGAATCAGATCGCCCGCGTCGGGCGCTTTCTCGGGCACCCGCAGGGCGCCGTCGAGTTCACGCCGCAGGTGTTCGACGAGATCATCGCGAACCACGCCGCGCACGGCAACGCGGAGATCCCGCTCGACTACGAGCACACCAGCGAGCGCCTCCCCGACTCCGCCGCCACCTCGGGCGTCCCTGCGCCGGGATGGGTCAAGAAGGTGGAGAAGCGCGACGGCGGGAAGACGCTGTGGGCGCTCATCAAGTGGGCCTCCGCCGCCGCCGTCAACTACGTGCGGACGGAGCAGTACAAGTACGTCAGCCCCGCCGTGAACTTCCGCAGCCGCGACAAGGCGAGCGGCAAGCCCGCGGGCGCCCGCCTCACGTCCGTCGCCCTCACGAACCACCCCTTCCTCGAAGGGATGGCGCCCCTCGCCGCCGACGACCGCAGCGACGCGCTCGACGCGCTGCTCGCGCAGGTCGCTGGGCGCCTCGGCCTCGACGCCGCGGAGGTGCGCGCGAAGCTCCTCCCGTCGGGCGAAGCGGACGAGGCTGAGGGCGGCACGATCGAACCACCCACCACGGAGACCCCGATGAACGAAGAAGAGATGAAGGCCGCGGAGGCCGCCCGCATGGCCGCGACCACGGGGGCACCGATGGTCGCCGCCGACCTCGACAAGATGGCGCCCGATGCGCCCCCCGCTGGCGTCGCCGCCGACCCCGCGAAGGAGAAGGACGAGAAGGCCGCCGCGGACGCCGAGGGCGTGAAGCGCGACGGCGTCGGCAAGTTCGCGTCGATGCTGCGCGCGTGCGCGGTGCGCTGCGGCATGGCCGACTTCGACCCCGACGCGGAGGGCGCCGAGGACGCGCTCATCGCGCAGATCGGCGGCATGGCCGCGGAGCTCGCGAAGCACCAGGAGCGCGAGAGGGCCGCCATGCAGGCGAGCGCCGCCGCCATGAGCGACCGCGCCATCGCCGCGAAGCTCGCGCCCGCCACCGCCCGCGACTCGCTCGCGGCGCTGTGCCTCTCCGACCGCGCCACCTTCGACGCGCTCTACCCCGAGGCTGCGATGGTCGCCGCCGAGGGCTCACGCACCTTCAGCGACCGCGGCGGCCCGTCGCTCGACGCCGCGACGATCCTGACGCAGCGCGCGGGCCTCGCGGGCGGCACCACGCACCGCACCGCCGCGCAGGACGCGAGCGGCGAGAGCGCCACGTTCACCTCCCGCGTCGACACCCGTGCCCGCGCCATCGCGGCCGAGAAGAAGGTCGACCTCATCACCGCCACCCACATCGCCGACGCGGAGCTTCGCGCGGCCCCCGCCCACTGAGGACCACACCATGGCCGCACCGAAGATCACCAGCCTCCCGCTTCAGCGGGTCTCCTACGCCACCAACGAGACCGCGATCCTCCAGAACGCCGCGCTCTTCCTCGCCGCGTCCGCCGACAACACCGCGCGCCTCCCCGCCGCCGCCGCGAGCACGCTGCCCTTCCTCGGGTTCGCCGAGTTCGCGCAGGTGTCGGGCGAGGTCTCGACGCAGCTCATCACCGAAGGCGTCGCGATCGGCATCGCCGAAGCGGCCATCGCCTCCGGCGCGCGCGTCGAGGCGGGCAGCGCCACCGGCACCGTGCAGACGGCGACCACCGGCACCGTCATCGGCATCGCGCAGACCGCCGCCGTCGACGCGGGCGACCTCGTCTCCATCCGCATCATCCGGCCGTGAAGGGCTGAAGGAACAACACCGTGAACAGCAAGACCAACCGCTCCGTGCAGGGGCACACCGTCGACGGCCGCCTGTGGACGCCCGCGCGCGTCCGCAACGCCGTCATCCCCGCGACCGGCGCCGCCGGGCTCCGCTCCATCCGCACCATCTTCGACGAGGGCGCCGAGGGCGCCTTCTCGGGCGGCTACAACCCCGAGCTCGCGGGCGGCGCCGCGATGACCGCGCTCATGTCGATGCGCGCCTACGGGCAGCACGACCCGCGCCTCGCCGAAGCCGCGAAGGCCGCGGGGATCGAGGTCCCGCACCTCTTCGGGTCGCCGTCGCCCGACTCGCTGCACATCCCGACCTACATGCCGAACACCCTCGTTCGGTACACGAACTCCATGATGATCGGCGCGCGCATCATGCCCGTCATCGGCGTGACGCAGCGCTCCGACGTGGTCGGCAGCGTGCCCTTCGGCACCGGCCTCTCGCCCGTCGACGTGCGCATCACCGGCCCGACCGCGCAGGTGCGCGAGCTCTCGTGGAACATCTCCAATCAGGGGACGTACCGCGTGCAGGACTACGGGCTGATGACCCTCATCCCGAACAAGTCGATCACCACCGCCGACCCGCCCTTCGAGGTGCGGCAGACCACGGCGGAGATCCTCGCCGACACGCTCGAACTCATGCAGGAGATGGAGATCGCGAGCACCGTCGGCACGTCGGGCAACTACGCGTCGGGCTACTCGCTCAACGTCTCGGCCGCGGCGGACAAGTGGAACAACCCCGCGAGCGACCCCGTGACCGCCGTCCGCACGGGCGCGCGCACCCTCGGGCGGACCAACGACGCGCGCATCGTGCTCGTGCTCGGCTGGGACGTGTACATCGCGCTCCAGGCGCACCCCAAGGTGCTCGCGTCGATCTACTCGCGCGGCAACACCACCATGGGCGCCACGCCCATGACCGTCACGGAGGCGATGCTCGCGAGCCTCTTCGAGGTCGACGAGGTCATCGTCGGGCGCGCGAAGAAGAACACCGCCAACGACGGGCAGACCGTGGCCCTCGCCGACGTGTGGAGCGGCTTCGCGGCGCTCATGCTCGTGCAGAACCGCCCCTCCCCGACGCGGACGTGGTGCTTCGGGTACCAGTACAGGTTCGGCGGGGACGCGATGCAGACGCAGTTCATCCCCAACCTCCTCGCGGGCGCGTTCGGCGGCGAGTACTGCAAGGTCACGCACAGCACCGACGTGTTCGTGACCAGCAACCGCGCGGGCTACCTCTTCTACAACGTGCTCGCGTGAGAGGCTGACCGATGCCGCCCCCGAAGACCGACCCCGTCGCCGCGCCCTTCGCGCCGACGCCCGCCCCCGATGCTCCCGCCGTCGACCCGCGCGACGCGGAGCTCGCCTCCCTCCGCGCGCAGCTCGCCGCCGCGCAGGCCGAAGCCCTCGCTGCGATGGAGCGCGCCACCTCGCCCGCCGCCGCCGTCGTCGGCGCGGAGGTGCGCAAGCCGTACGTGTTCCACGCGTCGGTGCAGTTCAACGGCAAGACCTACGGCCCCGGCGAGCCCTACCCCTTCGACCCGAAGAACCCGCCCGGCGACGTGTCGGGCATCTTCATCGAGGGCGTGGACTACGTCTACCGCTGACCTCCGCGCCCGCGAACGCGCATGACCATCCCGAACTACATCACGGCTTCCGACATCTCGACGCGGCTGACGCCCGAGGCGTACATCCGGTGGTTCTCGCGCTCGACCGCGGGGACGCTGGACACCGCCTTCGTCGCGCTCTGCATCGACGATGCGTGCTCGCTGTGGAACTCGTGGATGGGCGACGCGCTCGCGGGCGACTGGACCGCCGACGGCCACACCGTTGGCAACGTCGTCAAGCGCCACCTCGTCAACCTCTCGCTCTACCTCGCGGCCGATCAATCGCCGCGGGTGAGCGCCGACGACGGCAAGAGCGGCAACCCCTTCGCGCACCAGTACACCGAGGCCGAGAACTACGCGAAGCAACTGCGGCAGGGCCACGAGGCGAAGCTCCTCACCGAAGCGGTGACGGTGCCGTCCCCTCGCGGTGGCGTCGCGACCGTCGGGCCGTACGGCAACACCGACGACTCCTCACAGAGCCCCTTCGTGCGCGTGGCGAACGGCTCGCGGTGGTCGGGGTTCTGACCTGTCTACGAACGAAATGAGAACTGAGATGCGCAAGTTCTGGCACGGCAACGTCATCGTCCACCCGTTCCGCATGGTCGACCAGACGGTGACCGGCTCCACCTTCAAGGTGCGCCACCACCCGCGCGGCGACGAGTGGCCCGCTGGCGCGGTGCGCGTCCTCAGCCACAACGGCGCGCGGAATATCATCCAGACCATCACGGTTGCGGCAGGGTCGGCGTCCTACATCGTCTGCGCCGTGCCTCGCGTCTCCGACAACCACGACGCCGACTGCGAGCGCGTCGAGCGGTTCATCAGCGCGGTCTTCTTCGGCGAACCGACCGAAGGTCTCGACTCCGCTCCGGCGCTCCCGGACACGAGCGCGTGACGTGGGCGCCTTCGTCGACGCCGTCGACGCGATGCTCGCGGCCGTCAACCACGAGCTCCCCTTCGTGCTGATGGAGGGCGCCGAGATCGTCGCCACCTCAGCGCAGACCGCGCACCGCTATCAGAACCGCACCGGCAAGTTGCAGGCGAACACCCGCGCCGAGAGCGTGCGCGGCAGCGTCGCCCGCGGCTACACGATCCGCGTCGTCGGCGCGCGGCCCTACGGCTCCTACCTCGAAGAGGGCACCGCGCGCATCCAAGGCTTCGAGTTCCTCCTCCCTGCGTGGGAGCGGATGGACGACACCGTCGCCGCGCTCGTCTCCCGCCGCCTCACGCTCCGCATCGTCTGACCCATGGCAGCCGCCACCCTCGCCAGCGCCGACACGCGCATCTACGCCGCGGTCGCTGCCCTCGTGGCGGCCCCCGTCGCTACCGCGACCCCGCTCGCGTTCATCGACCGCTTCGTCGGCAACGTGCCCCCCACTGGGCTCCCGGCGGCGAAGTTCCCGGCGGCGATGATCCGCTGCAACGGCACGCAGGCGGAGCGCCCCGTCGCCACGCTGACGGGCATCGGCACCGTCGACCGCGTGAAGGCGTCGTGGTCGGTGCTGGTGCAGATGACCGACCCCGCCGACGTGACCCGCGGCGTCAACGGGAGCGCGGCCTTCCCCGGCATCCTCCGCATCGTCGACGCCGTCTGCGGCGTGCTCAACGGGCTGTGGCTCGATGACGCGTACATGGAGCGCGTGCTGCGCCTCGTCTCGGCGCTCCCCGACCCCGCGATCCCCTCGACGCTCATCGTCTACGACGTGCGCTTCGAGGCGATGCTTGACGCCCCCTCCGCCTACGCCGCGCAGGTCGCCGCCTACGAGGCCGCGGCGTCGGGCATCGAGCAGATGCGCGGCGACGTGAACCTCCAAGGCACCGCCGACGTGGCGCCCAACCCGCTCGTGCAGTTCCGCGCCGAGCCCAACGAATGACCCCCGCCTCCACCCTCACCCCGAAGGCTCCCCGCACCATGGCAGACACGATCCGCGTCCGCGCGGTCGGCACCGGCAAGCTCCCGTTCCCCGGCATCTCCGGGCGCTACGTGGGGCGAGACCCGGCGCGCGACCACGCGATCATCCCCGAGGGCGTCGACGTGCCCGACGACTCCTACCACCGCCGCGCCATCGGCCGCGGGTCGCTCGTCGAGGTCGCCGCCGCGCCCGACGCCGAGGTGTCGCCGTGAGCATCATCGTCCCCGGAGTGCCCTCTTCGCGCGCGACGCCGGGCATCTACTTCAACGTCGTGCTCGGCGGTCCCGGCACGTCAAGCGGCGCCGCCCCGCTGAAGACGGTGCTGCTCGGCAACGCCTACCTGACGGCGATCACCGGGAGCGCGCCGACCTTCTCCCTCGCGGCTGGCAGCGCCACCGTCGCGACGCCCTACTTCATCGCGTCGAGCGACGACGCCGCCACCTACTTCGGGCGCGGCTCCGAGCTCCACCGGATGGCGCTCGCGACCTTCAGTCAGTACCCCGACGCGACGCTCTACGCCTGCGCCGTGGCCGACGCCGCGGGCACCGCCGCCTCCGGCGTGCTGACCTTCGCGACCAACGCCAACGCGGCCTTCACGGTGCGCCTGCGGCTCTGCGGGAACGTGATCGACGTGGCCGTCGCGTCGGGCGACACCCCGACGGTCATCGCCACCGCCGTGACCCGCGCCATCCTCGCGGTCCCCGACCTGCCCTACACCGCGCAGTTCAGCGTGGGCGCCGTCACCCTCACCGCGAAGCAGACCGGCCCGCGCGGGAACGCCGTGGTCGTGGATGCCTACTTCATCGCGGCGGGCGCTTCGATCGAGACGCGCATCACCACGTCGAGCACGTCAAGCGGCGCGGGGACCACGGGCATCTGGAGCGGAACGGCCACGCTCGGCGCGGAGATCACCCTCGGCTCCGGCGCGACGCAGGACACCTTCGCCAACGCCCTGACGGCGATCGAGCCGACGAAGTACGATCACATCGTGGGCGCGTGCTTCGACGCGACGAACATCGGCCGCATCGTCACGCACATCAACACGCAGGCCGGGCCGACGGTGCAGCTCCTCGAACAGGCGGACGTGTGCTTCACGGGCATCTACGACGACGCGGTGACGCTCGCCACGGGGCAGAACGCGTCGCGGCTCCAGATCGCGTGGCACCTCGCGAGCGTGCTCCCGCCGCCCGACGTGGCCGCGCAGGTCTCGGCCGCGCGCCTCACGGGCGAGGCGTTCATCGGCGTCCCCAACGCGCTCCCGGGCGAGGCCGACGACCCCGTCGCCAACCTCAACGGGTGCAACCTCGCGACCGTGCTCATGCAGCGCGCCGCGGTCGACCGCCCCCTCGCGACAGAGATCGAGGGCGCGCTCAACAACGGGCTGACGCCCATCGGCGAGAGCGGCGAGCGGCCGGGCTACGGCGCCATCGTGCGAAGCGTCACGTCGCGCTCCCTCTCGTCGGGACAGCAGAACTACGCGGTGCGCGACACGAGCATCGTCACGGGCGCGGACTACACCGCGACCTACATCCGCGCCGCGCTCCTCACCGCCTACCGCGGCATGAAGCTCGGCACCGACCTCCCCAACGGCAACCCCGCCTCGCGGGCGCCGCGCATCGTCACGCCGTCGATGATCCGCTCGTTCGTCTACGCGCTCCTCGTGCTCCTCGAGCAGCGCGGCATCCTCCGCGACGTGGCCGCCAACGCGGCGCTCCTCGTCGTCGAGGCGGACAGCGTCGTCCCGGGGCGCGTCAACATGGAGATCCCCGCCGAGATGGTCCCGGGCCTCAACAACATCGCGGGCAACGTCCGCCAGCTCACCGCCGTCTGAAAGGAGCCTGAACGACCATGGCCGTATACAGCGCTCCGGCGCTCATCCTCTACAACGGGCAGCCCGTGCTTCAGGCGACCCGCGTGGACCACACCATCGACACGGGCAACAAGGACGTCATCACGATGCTCCTCGGGCGCGCGGGCTTCACCGCGGGTCCGCTCTCCGCGACGCTGTCCATCAGCAACGCTGTGCCCGCCGACGGCCCCGAGTTCGACTGGTACGCCATCGCCGCCGCGCAGGTGGAGATCGCGCTCGACTTCAAGATGGGCGGGCGGGTCATCTCCATGCGCGGTGACATCCGCTCCGTGAAGTCCTCCTCGCAGGCCGAGGGCACGCCCAACGGCATCGACTTCGAGTACAGCGCGACGATCCTGGCGATCGCGTGAGCGCCGACGAACTCGACCGCTTCAAGCGGAGCGACACGAGCGCGCTCCGCTCCCTCCTCGGCGGGCGCTCGCGCCCCCACCGGAAGTTCACCGTCGAGATCGTCCGCGACCGCGGCGCCGAGGCGATGACCTTCGCGGTGCGCTCCCTCTCCTCGAAAGAGACGATGGAGGCCGAGGCGGAGGCGAAGAAGTGGCTCCACGGCACGGGCGGGTGGACGCGTGAGGACACCGTCTACGGGCTCGGCGAGAGCGTGCTGAACCTGGAGACGATGGTGCAGATCCTCGCCCGCGCCCTCGTGGTCCCCGACGCGCCGGAGCGCCCCTTCGCGGTCGACGCCGAGGAGGTGCGCAAGGCGTTCGACGCCGACGAGATCATCGCGCTTCACGACGAGTACGCGACGCACCTACGCGAGCGCAGCCCGTTCCGCCACATCGAGAACGACAAGCAACTCGCCGAGGTCATCGACGCCCTGGGAAAAGGGCAGGTCTCGACGAACAACTTTCCGCGCTACGACAACATTTCGCTCCGCGTCATTACGCTTTCACTGGCAGAG